CCTTCCGCATGACCTCGTTCTGGGTCATGTGGAGCGGCATGTTCGTCTGGATCGCGACCGATTCCTTCTCCTCGGTCAGCGAGTCCATGCCGACGAGCTTCAGGCGGCAGAGCTTCGCGAGCTTGGGATCGATGAGCGGGAAGAGGACGCCGTTGATGAAGTCCTCGAAGCTCGCCATCAGCGGGCGAATGCCCTGGTCGCGCGAGGCCTCCAGGCGGTACTCGTTGTTCGACTCGGAGAGGGACTGGTTGTTCGTGCCGCGCGAGAGGTACGCCCAGCCCGCCAGCTCGTCCGGCGACATCTGGAACGCGCTCAGGATCACGCGCGCGTTCATGTCGGTCAGGTACTGGAATTCGGCATCGCGCGAGGAGTTATCGATCGCCTCCCACGTGATGTCTTCCTGCGGGCCGCACGAGAACACCGGCATGCGCCACGCGTTGTTGACGCTGTTGATGCTCGCGTTGAACTGCTGCTTGACGTTCTGGAGCGTCTCCGCGGTGACGTCGTCCGACTTGAAGATGAGCATGCCACGCGACGCACGTCCGGTCTGGAAGTACATCTTGTTGTGCGTGGTGATGTTGATGTGCGTGGTGACTGCCGAGATCATCGTGTCGATCGGCGTGACGGGGTAGCCGTCCAGCTCGACGTCGACGACCTGGTAGAAGTTGTGGACGCGCATCTCGTCGTCCGTGAACGCCTGCACTGGGCGCGAGTCGATGACCTGAATCCAGGCGTAGTCGTCGTCGGCGAACTTCTTCTCGTCGATGTTGGTGTTCGTCTCCAGCGCCATTCCCTTGATGTCCTTCAACATCTTGATGGCCTGGTCGCGGATGGACTGAGCGGCGGTCTTCTGCGGCGTCGCCTTGTAGATCGTGCCGGCGTCGACGGGACGGAAGTGGCTGAAAGTGCGGCCACCCTCCATCTTGTTCGAGTAGACGATTTCCGTCGCGAGGCGGCCAAGGCCGACCATGTTGCGCGTGGACAGCTGGAGCCACTGCGCGAACGACAGGCGCTCCTTCGCGGGCACGTTCTCCGTGTTGCCGCACGTCCAGAACTTCTGCACGGCCTGCTGGATGCGCGTGTCCAGCTCGTCGCGCTGCTCCTTCGTCAGTCGCTCCGAGACGCCCGCATTGGGCTCGATCACGTAGCCGGTGGAGAAGCGGTCCGGGCGCGGGCGGCCGAACGAGGACATCTGCGTCTCGCGCGCGCGGACGATGGCCGCGCACAGGTCATCCTGGATCAGGATGCGCTTGATGAGGCCATCCGGCAGGAGCTTGGTCTTCGCGCGGTAGACGGACTGGTACTGGTTGACGACCTGGGGGTCGGTCTCGAACGCAAGGCGCCAGACCGAGTCCTTCGGGCCGTTCAGGAAGTCGGTCAGCGACTTCATGAGGCCCTCGCCCTCGACGGCGGGCACGACCTCCTTCGGCAGCGGGTCCATCACGAACCGCACCGTCTGGGACGACGCCTTCTTCGGCGCCAGAGCGTCGTCCAGCGACTTGAGCAGGTTGGAAGTGGGGACTCCGAGGTCCACGAGTTACTCCGCCGAGGCGACCCGCACGGTCGCGCGCACGCTGGAGCGGTTGACGATCACCAGCTTCCAGGCGGTTCCGAGCTTGAAGTCGTACCCCTCGAACCCGAGGTTGCCCGCCAGCAGCGGCTCCACGCGATTCTCGTTCCCGCTCGCGTTGTTGTAGCGCAGAATGACCTCCTGGTCGGCGATCACGCCGACGAAGCGCTTGCGGTCGGTGTAGATGACGAACCCGGCCGCGGTCGGGATGATGCCCGACTGGGGACCCAGCGGAGCGGTCGATAGGAACTCGATCCAGGTCGGGGTGACGGCGGTGATGTCGTACGAGCGCTGGGTGGCGGCGGCGAACCCGGCCGAAATGTCGACCGTGTCGCCCACCTGGACGCCCGTGCTCGTGAAGACCTGGAAGTCGTACGGCGCCGCGGGCGTCACGACCTCGCTGGCACCGCTCCATACCACGCCAGGATCGCGCGCGAGCGTGAGGACGGTCGACGTGGCCGACAGGACGGTCCAGTAGCCCTCGTTGAGAGAATTGAACGGGCCCGCGACGTCGCCGGTCATGATGCCGGGGACGAACGCGACATCGCCCGCGACCACGCTGGCAAACGGGGTACCCGAGCCGGCGGTGACGGTCAGGGTGAGGTTGGGGTTCGCGACCAGGGTCAGGACGATGCCGGTGCAGTCGGCGTTGCGGCTGGTGCGGAACACGGGCGCGGTGCCCACGCCCGTCCAGGTGACGCGATAGATGGTCGGGTCGAGCGGGCTCAGCGCCAGGTTGAACACCGTGTCGTTCGCCACGCTGGTCGCGCGGGTGCCGTCCACGACCGTGACGGCGGCGCCGGGGTCGATCTGGAAGGCCTGGGTCTGGACGTTCTCGACCGGGATGTTCGCCTGGTTGATCCCAAGGTCGATTCCCCGCCTGGTGGGGTTGTTGGTCGGGGGCAGGTCGTCATACCCCAGTACTTTCAGGAAAAAGCTGAGCGCCGACATCGGGTTTCCTCCGGGGAAGATTGCTGCTTAGAACGCAAACTTGAAGCGTCCATTGCCGCCCTGCGAGCCCTGGCCGCCGCCGCGGGCCCCGAGATCGTCGATCACCTTGGACACCCAGTTCTCCGTCGTGTAGACGTGGGCGGCGGGCGCCTCCTTGCCGGGCGGCGCATCCTGCGCCACCTGCAAGCGGCCCTTCTCGGCCGTGAAGACGTTCATGATGCCGTACCGGAGGGCGTCGCACTCGTCGTCGTTGATCTCCTAGGGCTTGTCGGTGATCCTGCCGGCGGCGTCCTCCTTCCAGTGGTACTTCTCCAGTCGCTTGGCGAGCAGCTCGATGCCGGGGTCGCCGGCCAGGAAGTAGAGCAGCGGCTCCTCCATCGGCGGGCGGAGGCGCATGTGGACGACGTTGATGCCGGCGACCACGCTGCCACCCAGCTTCTGCCAGTCGCGCATGCGGAACCCCGCCTTGCGAAGCACCGCGATCACCTCGCGGTTCTCGGGGTCGGGGTAGATGACCGGGTTCCAGGCCTTGATGCGCTGGTTGCAGACCTTGACCTTCTGGTCTGGCAACAGCTCGGCCTCCGAGATGACGTCGACAACGAACGCGCGGTGGCCGTCCGCGAAGAACGTGACGACCGCGAAGTTGTGGGAGAAGCCGAAGTCCATGCCGGCGTAGCAGACGAGGCCGCGAGCCTGCATGATGTCGATCAGCTCCTTCTTGGTGAGGTTCGGGTTCACCGGGAAGCCGAGGATCATCTCCGCCATCTCGGCGGCGTCGATGACGTGGAGCTGGCGATCGAAGTTCGGGTAGACCAGGTTCTCAGTCGAGGGCTTCTTGCAGAGCAGCTGCGCCTGCGCGGTCGGCACCGAGACCTCGCCCAGGCGGTTCGAGGTGTGCGCGATCGGCTTGAGCAGCGGCGACCTCGACTTCTGGTGCGTGGCGAGGCGGCCGTGGCACGAGGCGAAGATGCGGCAGTTCTTGAGGCAGCCGGCAAAGCCCTCCTCCTGCTTGTACTTCAGCTTCTCGGCGTCCGTCAGGTCTTCGTACTTCTCCTGCGAGATGGCGCGGAGTCCCGAATCGTTCACCCAGATGGGGATCTTCGGCTCTTCCGGCAGGTGACGGTCGGGAGGGCAGGCCTGGGTGACGTCGATGACGTTCCAGTGGCGAATATGGAGCTTGACGTGTCCGTCCTCGGGGTCGACCGCCTCGTCGATTTCCCTCTGGACGATGCCGGTCGAGATCTTTCGAGTCGACGTGAGGACGGTGATGGGCATGATGCCCCCGAACGTGCCGGGGATCATCTTCGCCTCCTCGTACGCGTGCGGGTCTCGAACGACCTCCACCTCGTCCACGACGAAGAACGGCACGTGCTCGGAGTTCGCGCCGGCCATCGTACAGATGACGACGTGGATGTACTGCTTGATCTCCTCGTAGTCGTCCCGCAACTCGAACGGGAGCTGGTTGAACATCGCGGGCGGGATGTTCTCGCCCGTCTCCATGTGCTCGTAGCGGGTGATCCAGATCTCGCTCAGGTTGCCGCCCGACACGTAGTCGCGCAGGATCGGCTTCGCGAGGAAACCGCGCACGTACTGCTGCGCCTTGCGGGACTGCGCCTCGATGGCGGCCATGTGCGCGACGTTCCGCTTCAGGTGGAAGATGGCGAGCACCTCCAGGATGGCGGAGGCGAGCGTCTTGAACGACTCTCGGGACGCGTAGTAGAGCACGCGCGCGAAAGACGGGTCATTGTTCTGGTAGCCCTTCGAGTAGCACTCCCAGATCATGTCCATCGGCGAGGAGTTGCTCGTCGCGTCCACGATGCAGTCGGGGATGTCGAGCCCCATGAACAGGCGAATCCACTTGTGGAGCGCCTTCTTGCTCTTCTGCGGGACGAAGAGGATCTTGCGCTTGAGCGCGTCCTCCTCGGACTTAGTCTTCTTGGCCGCTGGGGTCATCCTCATCCTTCAGGCCGGCGATGCGCACGGCCTTCTCTCGCGGCATGCCGCTGTTTACGAGAAATTCCACGGTGTCCTTGGGCGAGATCTCGTCCGGGCGCTCGGCCGACATCGGCGCAATCGCCTTCGGCTCCTCCTTCGGCGCCTCGACGAATTCGGCGTCCACGGGGTCTTCGCCGAGCAGCTCGTCCATGATGGACTCCGCCTCCTCCGACGACCGCACCTGCTTCACCTCGTGGACCACGCCGCCGCTGTGCTTGACCTCGACCTTCTTCGAGTCGATGCCGGCGACCTTCATGTACATCTCGACGATCTCCTTCAGCTCGCGAGTGTTCTTCGGCATTGGCACGCCTGCCTTGTCCAGGTGCGTGGCATCGCCGGTCGCGATGTAGAGCTTCAGGGCGTCGTTGAACTTGCGATGCGAGGCCGTCAGGATGTTCGCCAGGAACTCCTGCATCTCCAGCTGGGTGACCTCGGTCTTCGCGGGGACCTCGACCTTGATGTTCTCGACCTCGATGTCCTTGCGCACGTCCCAGTCGTGCATCACTCGGGCAGCCACGATCTGGCTGATGCTGTAGCTGCCAAAGATGCGCCGGATCTCGTCGCAGGAGGACCCGCGCTGGAAGAGCCGGAACATCTGGTCGCAGATATCCGGCGAGATCTCGTTCTGGTTACTCTTGCGGAAGAACTTCCACTGGGCCAGCTCCTTGTCGGAGAGCTTACTCAGCGCTTCGCTTAGGCGCTTCTCCTTCTCGCTGACTGTCGCCAGCTGCGTGGTCTTCGTCTTGGAGTCGCTTGATGACATCTTTCAGGTTCGCCTTCTTCTTGAATCCGCCCTTATTCTCAAAGATTACGCGTCCGTCGACGGAGACCCTCGTGGTGAAGTGGTCGCCGAGCAGCCACTTGACCGATCGGTCGAGCCCCTCAAGCAGGGCTGTGAGGTTTTCGGGGATCTCCATGGTCACTCCCTTGGCGTTGAATTCGACCAGATATGGCCCCTGGAGGTTGATGGCGATCTCGATATCCTGCACGTGCTGGAGCGCCAGCGGCCCCCACTTCGAGAGCTGCATCTTCTGCGCCTCGTGCAGCACGCCCGTGGTGGCCGTGATCGACCGGAGCGTACGGAGCTGGTCCAAGATTCTAGACATCGAGCCTGTCCCTCGCCATCTGCGCCAGGACCGTCTTGTTGGTCCCGTGCTTCGCCGTGTACTTTCCCAGGAAGGTGTGGAACGCGGCACCCACCCCCTCCGACTCGCGCACCCGCGCGGCGGCGCGATCGGTGCAGAACGTGCGAACCTTGACTCCCAGGCCCTGGAGCGCAGCCTTGCGCGCCTCGATGAAGTCGGCCGGGCCGTGAACATCGAAGCGCCAGTCGTGGTCGGGATCGTTCTTCGGGTTGACATCGCTCTCGAACAGGTCGTCGGGCGTCTCAACCACATATCGGATCTGTCGACAGGACTTGCCGGTGTCGATGGGGGCCTTGCCCAGTACGTTGCCATCCAGGTCGAACGTGTAGAGCCAGATAGCGC